GCAGGTCTTTGCTCGCGATCCCGAGGAAACCACACAAGAAGACATCGACTTCATCGTGGCCGAGCTTCGCAAGATCAACGAGCGCAACCGCAAGGCTCGCCATGACGACGCTGCCATTGCCGAAGGCACGGCCAAGATCAAGAAGGCCAACGCCGTAGCCAAGAAGAAGAAGGCTCCCCTACCCACCGACCTGTTGGACGCCAAGCTATGAGACACTCGACACTATTCCTACTAGGCTGGTCGATGCTGACGTATGGTGTGTATGATAAGAGCGGCACGGCTAGTGCTTTAGGATTCTTTGGTATGGGCTTGGCTCTCTTGGCAGTTGGGAGGGCTATCCGCGATGCCGAATACCATTGACGACATCATAAAGCGGCTGCGCGACCCGTCCAAAGGCTCGCCGCGATGGGGAGACACCATGGAGGAAGCCGCCGACGAGATCGAGCGGTTGTGGCTGGGCTACACCACGCTGAACAGTGAAGTGTGCCAGCGTCTCGGCAAGGCACTCGGCTATCCGTGGTTCAAGGATGACCAGGAAAACTTTCCTGGCGCGACAGAGGAAAGCGGTGTCTGCACAGGTGAGCATGTGGCCGAAAGCATTGCCGCCGAAGCTGCGCGTCGGATTGGCAACCTTGAAGCCGAGCGGGACCGGCTGCGGCGCTTGGTCGCTTACCTACTGGCCGAGCGCGACAGGCTGCGGGAGGCGCTCGCGCCGTTGAAACAAATTGCAGACTGCTACGATGCGAACTGTCTAGACGCCGAAGCCCGGCGCTTCTGGGGGCCAGATCACGACCGCCGAGAAAACTCGCGCGATCCTGCGGAGATCGAACTCTACACGGGTCGCGGCGGTGCCCGGCTGTTGACGCTTGCTGCCTGCTTCAAGGCCCGCGCAGCACTCAAGGAGACGGGACGTGAAGCTGACCAATAAGTTGCGGCTGCCCGAGGCGATTGTCAGGGCGGTGCAGAATGATTCGTATACGAAGGGCGAGGCTGACATTTCGGTGACGGAATTGTTGGTGCCGCCGCAGATGCGGAAGCTCAAGCGTGAACATGACGATGAGCTTGAAGAGGATGTGAGCGACCGGATCTATTCGTTGCAGGGCCAGTCGATGCATCACATCATCGAGCGGGCAGCGGATGGTGATGCCTTCGTCATGGTCGAGGCCACGCTGTATGCGGAGTATCTCGGCTGGAAGGTGAAGGGCCAGGTCGATCACCTGTTGCTGGCGACCGGCGAACTACTGGACTTCAAGCTGACGTCGGTCGCCAAGATCAAGGCGGGGCAGGTGCCCCGTGAATGGGAGCAGCAGACCAACATCTACCGGCGTATGCTGGAGCGTGAGAAGGGCATGGTCATACCAGCCATGTCAGTCATCGCGATCTTGCGTGACTGGTCGAAAGGTCGCAGCAAGCAGACTCAAGACTATCCGCAGGCTCCGGTCCTCAACATGCCCATCCCGCTGTGGACACCGGAGCAAGCTGATGCCTTCATCGAGGAACGGATTCGCCTGCATCAGATGGAGGAACCGATAGCCTGCACCGAAGAAGATGTGTGGGCGCGCCCCGCTAAGTGGGCGGTGATGAAGCGCGGCAACATCAAGGCCATCAAGCTATTCGACAATCCCATTGAAGCGGATCAGCTTGCAAGTACGAGTGCGGGCCTGTATGTAGAACACCGGCCAGGCGAAGCCATCCGATGCCAAGACTGGTGTCAGGTGGCGCACCTGTGTCCGCAATGGCAAACAGATCCACGCAACAAACACATCCCTTCTGTAGAGGAGTCTCTCTTCAGTGCCTAAGTTCGAAGCAACCAAGATACCGCCTCGCATCCTGATCTGCGGCGAGCCTGCATCCGGTAAGACGGGGGCGCTGGCTCAGCTTGCCAACTCTGGCTATCGCCTGCTGATCCATGACTTCGACAGCAACAGTCGGGTCATCGGGTCCTACCTGAAGCCGGGCGCTGCTGACGTCTACATCAACACCTATGCGGTGGCGAAGATCACCAACACCAACCTGTTCGCGGGCACCTCCGTCGCACCGAAGCAGGCCGTCGATTCCATGCGCCAGTTCTGCAAGCTGCTGGAACATTGGAAGACATCGAGTGAAGACCTTGGTGCCACCGACAAGCTGACTGCCAAGGACGTTATCGTGATCGACAGCGGCACCTTCCTTGGGGAGATGCTGTTGCTGGCCGCGCATGAGGACCCCGAGACCAAGCGCGATCTGCGTTCCCTCTACAATGTGGCGGGCCGCTACTACGGTGCGATCCTCGATCACCTAACCGGACCCAAGGTCGGTGCCTCCGTGATCGTGCTGACACACATCATGCAGACCGGTGAGAAGGACGACCAAGGTAAGATCATGGGCAAGGCCCGTGAGATTCCGGTCGGCGTCGGGGAGAAGTTCTCCAAGAAGATGCAGACCTACTTCTCCGACATCTGGCACCTCGAAGTGGGGCGCGACGGCAAGCGTTCCTTCAAGACCGGGGCGACCGACAAGGCTTCGCTCCGCACCTCCGCACCCAACCTCATCAAGCCCGTCGAGGACTTCGACCTCGCATCCATGCTTGATCGCCTGACCGGGAGCCACTAACATGAGGCGCATGGGTGGGCGTAGTCTTCAGATGAAGACGGTCAATCCCAACTACTTGCATAAAGGCGGCCCGGTTTCTTGGGGCAGTCACTTTGGCAGAGTAGAAAGACAGAGGCGCGGAGTAGCTCCCGCCCCCAATTCGCTGGCAGAGGTGGAGCGGATGGTCGCCAGCCTGCTGCGAGAGCTTGAAGAAAAGCCTACAAAGTAGGACAAAGATTTCTGGAGATAGTGCTTGACGGGGACGCGCTCCAGATGTATTTGCATCCCCGTCACCTCGTAGTGACAAACCCTAGTGGAGAAGACAAGTGGCTGACCTTTTCGATACTGTGATTGAGAACACCGCTTCCGAGCGTCCGGCTTTCCGGCAGGCCCCAGCGGGTGACTATCTGGTGACGGTGCAGTCCGTCAAGTTCGTCAAGGCGAACTCCGGTACGCAGGGCATCGAGCTGACCTACACGATGGTCGAGCCCCTGCACGGTGAGGATATGGAGGATGTGGAACTGGCGAAGTGCCGCCTCCGTGATACGCAGTGGATTACTGAGAAGACTATCGGCTACGTGCAGGAACGGCTGGCGCGTATCACGCCTGATGTGGTGGGTGAAACCATCCGTGAGGCGGCGGACATCCTGCCGGGCAACGACGTGGTGGTGACTGTCTCGCATGAGACTGCCAACCGGGACGGCACCCCGCTGAACACGCCGCGCCTGAAGGTCGAGCGTTACTACTCGGTGGACTGGTACAACAGCAACAAGAAGGCGGCGTGAGAAGCCGCTAACAGGTAGGGACGGGGAGGGGTGGACTTCGGTCTGCCCCTTTCCCTTATCAGGAGAACATAGATGATGTGGTACGAAGGTCTGTTCGTACTGGTGACTGTGGTCCTCGTTTGCCTCTTCGTGTTCGGGGCTTGGGATGACGACCATGACTGACGCAGAACGCGACCTGCTGATGGCTTTGGCCAAGGCCGTTCTGATCGGTACGCGCCCACCGCCTGACGACTACGCTTCCGCCGACCAACTGTCGCAGGCATTCCATTACATTCGTAAGGCACGAGAGGAGGTTATCCGTGAGATGGCTGCTGGCTACACTGGCCCTGCTAACGGCACTGCCGGTGGCGGCGAAGGCTGATCCGCTTCGGGAGATGGCCTGCCTGACCAAAGCTATCTATTGGGAGGCGCGCAACCAACCCTTCGAGGCGCAGATCGGCGTGGCCCAGGTCGTCATCAACCGGGCAGAGGATGGCCGCTTCGGCAACACGCTGTGCGCCGTCGTCTACCAGCGCAACGCAGGCACCTGCCAATTTACGTGGGTTTGCACCAACGCCGGGCGGCGCCCTCGCGATCAGCAGGCGTGGGAGATTGCTTCTTACGCAGCCTACCTTGCGGTCTTCGACCACCCCGATCTGGTGGACCGGGCGATCTTCTTCCACGATACGAGCGTTCGGCGCTGGCCCCATCTGGAGCGGACTGCTAGGATCGGCAACATGATCTTCTACAGGGAACGCTAACATGGGCAGGAACTACAACCCCTCCGCCAGGCTAGAGATCGAGCGTGAGAAGTGGCGCCTAGAGAACGGCATCGAGACGCCTGTCTCCACGTCAGCTACGGATCGCCGCCTGCCCCTCGTGTTCGTGCCCTTCCAGGTGGAGCTTCCCTTTGAAGAAGTCCTCTCCAAACAATCCGAGGGGACTGCAACATGATTCACTATCATGGCACTCCCATTACGCCAAGAGCAAACTTGGAAAAGTTAATCGGCAGGCACTTCTGTATCTCTTACGCTGACCCACGCGACATAGATTGGTGTACGCGGAATGGGGCGTCAGTGATGATGGACAACGGAGCTTTCACTTCTTGGACAAAGGGGAAGCCTGCTGATTGGGATGGTTATTATAAGTGGCTGGAGCCTAGGCTGGCGCCTCCACACTGGGCAGTTCTCCCGGATGTAATAGACGGCGACGAGCAGGCCAATGATGATTTGCTAAAGAGCAACCCTTATCGCAAAGAACTGGTGGCTCCCGTCTGGCATCTTCACGAAAGTTTAGATCGGCTAGAAAGATTGATAGATCAATGGCCTAGG